AAGATGAACAAAGTATGTGGCAATGCTGATGTGTATTTCAGCGGACACACACATGGAAAAATGTATCACCCAGACAAGATCTTCTTGTTTGACGATGAAGGTAATTTAGCACCACGCTTACGTCATTACATTGTAGGTGGTTCTTTCGTAGAATACTTCGGTGGTTACCCAGAAATGAAAGCATTAGCGCCTTCGATTACAGGATTAACACGTATTCAGTTAATGCCTGATGTGAGAGACGTAAGAGTCACTGTATAAGGATGTGAAAAATCGGTGAATACATGGGACGCAGTTCAGCTGGTATTTAACGGAAACAAGCGGAAACAGTTATCAGAAGAACAACGATTAAGAGAAGCGGCGGCTCGTGATCCGAAGAAGATCGCCATTAAGAAGATTGGCCAAGCCATTAAAGATGGTGGATCTGAATTCGAGGAATCGAACGTTGACTTAGAAGAAATCCAGAGAGCTTATTTCTCAGACTCTTATATTCGTAAGTCTGTAGATAAGTACTCCGAATTAATGTTTAAAGAAGGCTGGGAGATTCCTGGTCGAAACGATGCAGCAACCGAGTATGTCTGGACGCGTATGAAGCTGATGGCAGAAGCAACAGGTCAGCCCATCCAGGAGCTCATGAAAGAAATCGCACATGACCTTGTTCTATTTGCTAACGCTTTTGTTGTGAAAGCGAGACAAAAAAACAGGCGGCGGTGCAACAGGTGTCACGGCGGTTGGGTACACAGGTAAGCAACCCGTGGCAGGTTATTTTGTACTCCCTGCAACGAGTATCCAAATTGCGCGGGATGATACAGGGAAGTTACTGAACTATCAGCAAGATACAGGGAACGGTAACGCACTTGTATTTAAACCTGAAGACGTTATTCACTTCCATTACAAACGTCCACGCGGGCGGGCATTCGGTGTACCGTTCATCTACAATGCGTTAGATGACGTCAAGATTCTCCGTCAAATCGAAGAAAACGTAGCTCGTTTGATCTACCGCAATCTATTCCCTTTGTATCAATACAAGGTGGGGTTGCCTCAAGCAGGGTTTGAAGCAACAGACGATGAGATCGAAGACCTACGTGAAACCATTCGTGATATGCCGATGGACGGCGGGATCGTTGTCCCTGAGCGCCACGAGATTACGGTGATTGGTGCACAAGGTCAAGCGATTGATGCTTCTGAATACCTTCGACATTTCCGTCAACGCGTCTTCTCAGGACTCGGCGTATCCGACTCGGTTATGGGGATTGGCGACAGTGCCAATAAATCCACAAGTGATAACCAAGCGGCTGACTTGATTGACGGGGTGAAAGAGTTCCAATCAAACTTCGCGACGACGTTTACTGCGGGCATCATTAACGAGCTTTTATTTGAAGGCGGATTTGATCCTGTCTTGAACATTGATGACGAAGTCACATTTGAGTTCTTCGAAATTGCCCTCGATGCCAAAATCAAAAAAGAAAACCACGCGATTCAGTTGTTCACTCAAAACGCGATTACTCACGAAGAAATGCGTACAGCTATTGGCAGAGACCCTGTCTCAGACGAAGGGCGTTTGTATTTCAACATGGTGACTAGTGCTCTGGCTCAACAAGCTGCTGATAATACGATGCAGCAACAAGCGGCAAATAATGCAGGCGACAATAAAAACCAACCTGCCAATCAGCACGGGAAAGCCAAAAGCCCAGGCAAACCAAAGCGTGAAATGACCGAAGATGTGCAAGATCTAGATAATTTAGAAGAAAATGCAACAAACGTATTGACGACGCAATCTGTAATGGTTAATTTGTATTCTGAGAAGGATATTTCTAGATTAAGTGAATCCTCTCGTAATATGTGGAACTCACTACGTGAAGACATGATTAACATGACCGAGATGGGCAAGGCGCAGGACTTTATTCAACGTCTGGCGATTGAACCATTTAAACAGTCAGTGGAATCAACATTCTATCCTTATATAGAAGACCTATTAAACGAGGGAATCAGTAAGGCTAGAAATGAACTAGGTGGAGATGGATTTGTTACGTCTTCTAATTTGAAGATTGCGAGCAGGGAAGTTGCAGCTTTAGTTTCTAAATCCATTGGAAGAGTCATAGATGATGTACTCACAGTCGTGACGAAAGCAGCCACTGAGGAATCAGTAGCAAAACGTGCTTCCTTGATTACAGGAGCATTTGAATCAAATCAATACAGACTGGCCTTTATTACTCGAACAGAACTCCATAGAGCTTATAACTATGGAAAGATATTGGTGGCTGAATCAGCAGGGCTAGAAACTGTTACGTCAAAAACCAATTCCGAGAATCCTAGCCAACGATGCACCGATCAGGCAGGTAAGCCCATAGCTGTAAATCAACCCAAAGTCGATTTATTAAAACAGATACCAGCTTATCATACAAACTGCCTATGTACCGTTGAATTAGCGAAGCCAGCAGAGGAGGTGTAGTAGCACTTGACACTTATAAAGTGGAAAGGTTTAGATGTTGACCCACGGAGGATTACGGAGTCGGTGATCGTCAAGCCCAACATTCGTCCTGATTCTATGGCGAACTTGGTCGAAAGCGAAACGGCAGGTGGTCTGAAGTACCTAATGCCTCGTATCGAAGCTATTCATGCGGGTACTACTCGTAACAACACACGTTACTTAGCTGAGAAGTTAAGAGGCAGTGCAGAGTTAAAAAGTGGTACGTATAGTTGGTTGCATCCTTACGCAAAACCAATTATCTACAATCATGATATCGAATCGAGAAGCACTGGCCGCGTACACAGCGCATTCTTTAGTGAATTAACTGCTGCTGGTCGTCCTGGTATTACTGTTGTTCCAAAAATTACGGACAAGCAAGCCATTGAAGATATTCTAGGTGGCTTACTACTAACCGTATCAATCGGCGCAACGACTGACTCTGCAACTTGTAGTCTGTGTATGACAGATATCCTTGAAGAAGGATTCTGTGGACATCACAAGGGTGAAGTTTATGAAGGTACGAAAGTAGAATGGATTGCTGGAAACCTTTGGTTCGATGAGTTGTCTTGGGTAAATGTCCCCGCAGATCAAGATGCCATGATCACAGATGCAGGTATTATCTCTGTAGCAGAAGCATTTGCAGGACAAGGCCGAGAAATCATCGACCTAGGAAAAGAAAAGCACGAATGGACACTAACTCCTAAAATGGCATTTGCCGAGGGATTAGTTCTAACTAAACCACAGGAAGGAGACAGTACCTTGACTATCGAAGAATTACAAGCTCAAGTAGCTGCTCTAGAAGTACAGCTTACAGAAGCCAATGGTAAGGTCGAAGCTACAGAAACTGAATTAGCAGACACTACTGCAAAATTAGCAACTGCTGAAACAGAATTAGCTGAAAAATCTCAAGCATTAGAAACAACATCTACAGAACTTGAGGAAAAAACTCAAGAAGTAGCGGCATTGTCTACGACGAAAGAAGAGTTAGCAACAGCTCAAGCTGCTTTAACAACTGTAACTGAAGAATTGGATACGGTTAAAGCAGAGAAAACTTCATTAGTAGAACACAACGCAACATTAGTTACAGAAGCTCACACTTCTTTAGTGGAGCGTGTCGTGGACTTACGCCTTTCATTAGGCAAAGAAGCTGTTCGTGAAACAGCTGTTGAAGAACTAGCTAAACGATCTACTGAATCTTTGAAAGACAGCTTGGTAGACTTATTAAAAGAGTCTGTTTTAGCTCCTGTTACAACAAGAGTTGTAGAAAGTGTTGACAACCCTGCTGCTAACAGCTTAAAAGTGAATGTAGAGCCTAATAGTTTAGTTGAAGGTGCTACAGCAAAAATAGTAACTGCTGAAGATGCTTTGATGGGATTATTCAGTGGCCCAGCTTTTGCAAAAAAAATTAGTCTAAATTCCAAAAGGAGGAAAACCCAACATGCCATTATTTCCTAATCTTGAATCTGATTACTCATTCAAGGGCAAAACCCACACGAACCTAGTGGTTTCTGAAGGAGACGCACCTGCTCAAGAGTGGATCGTCGCTAAAGAAGAACAAACTAAGTTCCAATATGTTTACGGACCAGAAGGTAACCAAAACGTACTTATCGCTAAAGGTAAAGTTGTTGAAGCTGCTGGTGTTGAATACGATGCAGAGCGTTCACGTAAAATGAACGCAGTAAAGACTGCTGGTGTTAACTCTAACAAAATCTTAGGTGTCAATCACCACAACTTATACGAGCGCAAACGCGATCGTTTCTCTGGCGGTAACCAAGGTAACCCAGTGGTTATCACTCGTTCTTTCATCGAACTACCATTGTTTGAACATGCGGCTATCGCTACGGCTGAAGCTTATGCATCTGCAATGAAATTCGGTGCTGCTTACGGTGAAACTGGCAACGCGTTAATGCCTGGTGACTATGTGAAAGTAGGAACTAACGGTAACATCGTGAAGCTTGATACTGCTACAGACTCTCCATTCCAATCACTTGGTCAAGTCATGGGCGTAGAGAAAGAACTTCCACCAGCTGGATTCCTTCAATACTACATGGACATGAACATCCCTGAGTTAGAAGAATTCTTCAAAAACAAATCCCACGCTCCTTCTCCTGGTGCTAACGGCACTGACGCTGGCGCTTACCCTTACGGTTACCCATACGCTAACAAAGGATGGAAAGGCGATTTCGAGAAATTGCTTAACCCAACAATCAACAAAGGTATTCCTTTCTTAACTGATGGATACTTCAAAGCTAAGCAAACAGTAACTGGCATCGCTCTTAACGATGTATTTGATGCTACTTCTAATGCAGATGGTCACATTGAAAACGTAGTAACTTCTGGTCAATTAACTGTAACTGGTGATGATGTAGTTGTAGCTGCTGATTCTCGTAACAACGCTTTATTCATTAAGCTTAAACACGAAATCGACAAGGCTGAAGTTGACCGCATCACAGTGAAGTACCAATTCAACACAGGTACTGTAGGCGCTCCAGTAATGGAAGCTCGTACATTCTCTGGTGCAGATGTTCACATCGACTTCACAAACAACATGGTAGTTGTTTACCTTGAAGCTGATACGACTTATGCCAACATCGCGATTGACGCGAAACTAGTTGTTAACCCAATCGCTGGAGTACCTACTGAGTGGGATTACGCTGGTTCTGTTGGTGCAGTACGTATCTTGTTACAACGATAATCTATCAAAATAAAATTAAACTGAGAGGGAAGGCAACTTCCCCTCATACAAATTAAAGGAGGACTATACTTCATGACTATCGAACTAGTAGAGAAGTATTCAAAGATGATGTCTTTTGACGGACGTTCTAAAGCTAAGGACGCACGTGTATCTGTAACTGAGGCATTAACAACTGCTGATGCTAATATCCTTATTCCTAAGGTAGTATCACAAGTAATCGCAGAAGCGGCTGAGCCGTTATACTTAGCTTCTCAATTCTTCCAAAAGGTCCAATTGAATGAAGGCCGTTCAATGGAGTTTATCCACTTTGGTGCGATTCGCGCGTTTGAAATTGGCGAAGGCCAAGAATACCCTAACCAAACATTAAACCTTGCTGGTGGCGAATTCGGTTCAGTAAACGTTAAGATCAAGAAATTCGGTCTTAAAGTACAAATTACTGACGAAATGGTTTCTGACTCTCAGTGGGATGTAATTGGTTTACACCTTAAAGCTGCAGGTCGTGCAATGGCTCGTAAGAAAGAAGAAGTAATCTTCGACGAGTTTAACAAACACGGTCACGTAGTATATGACGCTTCTAAATATGTAGCAGGTCAAGAAGGTTACCCAACAGGTCGCGGTTTCGACGGCAACTTTAACGGTACACTTGCTGCTGAAGATATCATCGATATGGCTGTATCAATCATGGCTGCTGGATTCACTCCTTCAGACATCATCATGCACCCGTTATGCTGGTCATTGTTCGCTAAGAACGCTGCACTAGAAGGAAGTTCAATCGCTGCTTTCGGTCAAGGTACTGTTTCAGGCGTAGACCCTCGCACATTCAACACTTCAAATGCGTTAGGACTTAACGTAATCTTCTCTCCATTCATTCCCTTCGATCAAGTAAACAAGACTTTCGACTTCTACATCGTTGACCGTAACAACATCGGGATCATCCTTGTTAAAGACGAAATCTCAACTGAGCAATTTGATGATCCATTGCGTGACATCCAAACGCTTAAAGTGAAAGAACGTTACGGCGTTGGTATCTTAAATGGTGGACTTGGACTTTCTGTTGCTCGCAACATTGCATTCAAGAAAACGTATTCTGCTCCAGCTCGTACATTCGGAGATATGCCTTTACCAGCTGACTTCACAGATGCAGCTTTAATGGCTAAGAAAGACGAAATTTAATAAACGCCTAATAGGTGAAAGAGAGGGCTCTGCTAACTAGTAGGGTCCTCTCTACATAAGGAGGCAAAATAATGGAACGAATTACAGTAATGGTTTCCCCGTTTTACGGGGGAGACGAATGGACAGACGAAGGCACAGGTGTTGTCTTCAAGCAAAGCCGTTCAGGTGAAGTGGCTACTTACACGATCCCAGCAGATGCAAATCTATCTGGCGTGCGTAAAGCAGTTCGCTTAAATACTCTGGTTCTCGTGTCAGGCAGTCTAGAAGAAACAAAAGCGCCTGTCGTTAAAGAAGAGCCCAAACAAACTAAAGAAGCAGTCAAAATCGTAGAAGAAGTGAAAGCTGAAGAAGTTAAAGCTGAAGA